GTTGCAGAACTTGCTAGACTTCGTGAAGCTGCGTTGAAGAAAGGATCTTTCTCTTCTGCTGTAAATGCTGAAGCGAACAGAGGCAAGGCAGCAGGACTATACATAGACAGAAAAATAATAAAAACTGGGAAATTAGAAGACATGTCAGAACAAGAACTAGAAGCAAGAATGAAACAAATCTTAGACGACTACGCACCTCTTTTAAATGTGACTCCATCTAAAGTTTCTGAATCTTCTTTACCCACTGACGAGGAATCATCGTCCGATCCCCAAAAGTAATTCCATCTTCATCTTTATCGTAAGACGCAAATAGTTTTATAGACTTATCATCTTTAGAATATAACCAACCTTCATTAACTGGTCTTGCTAACTTCATCTTATCAAACTCTTTATCAGTAGCCCAGCCAGAGTCACTGACACAATCAATCCACTCCACTCTGACTCTCGGATAAGGTATCTCGGGAGCACTTTCAGTTGCAATTCTTTTTCGTCTTTTCCTAGGCATAATCTCTTCTATCATATTTACATAAGGGATCTAGAAAGTTTTGAACTAACGAGACAAAACTGAAACCTTTCGCGGAAGGCCTTTTTGTATATACACATAGGTGGACATTATTTTCTGTCCACCTAAACAAAAAGTGTCCCTAAAAGTGTCCACCCTAAAGCTAGTAATACCAACACTTTTAAGCCAAAAGTACAAAAGTACACTTTTTTTTGCTGATTTTTTTTCTAAAAAATTTTTAAAACTTTTCAGATCCCTTATAGTATGTTTTTTGCCTCTTTTTGGCCATAATGTAGCTCCATTACTGCCATCTTTTCTTCGGCCTGGGCTATTTTTTCAAGTAATTTGTCTATCTCACCTGTAATATCTGGGTGTTCGGGTATGATTAGTTCTTGCTCACTATAACATTTGATCTTGTATTTTGCGTCCTCTATCTCTGCATTGTATCTGTAGTTTAGAACCTTTCTAATGTTGTCATTCATTTCCACCTCCTCATTATAACAGTCCCATCTTTCTTTTTGTATATTTTCCATGACTTTTTGCCATCAAAATAATATCCGTCTAGTGTCATTTAAAGTCCTCCTCTTTCATTTTTACATTTGCTTGTTCTTTTTCGTCGTGTTTTAGGTCATAGTACATGTCCAATCTTTTCAAAAACTCATGCTTATAGCGCCTTAATTCAGCACCTTCGACAACAAATTCTTGATAATATAGATCAGGAGTACACATCATTATGACTCCTTGCTCTATTTTTGAGTTATGGACGTAGTCATGAGCCATTGCATAAGCTGCAATCTGTAAAAAATAATCTCCAACCCATTCTCTTTGCTTTGGTCTATTTGATTGTTTGAAGTCAACAACAGTCTCTTTACCATTGTGAGAACAAATTAAATCTGTTGAGCCCGCATAGAGCCCTGGATAATATAACGTGACCTCTGAGCCGTAATATTCATTGACCGGCGTTAAACCTATGTCTATGACCTTGGAAGCCATCTTTTTAGCTACCTTTCCTAATTCTGTAAGATCATCATAACCTTCACCCAATACATATTTTTCTAAAAATTTATGCATCGCAGTACCACGATTACTAGATAGATTCTTAATCTCTTCCGCTTTCTTTTCACCAACTTTAGCTTTCCATTCTTTCAAGAATGTCTGGTCCTTGGTCCGTGATAAAATAGTCGTGACTGATGGTAATCTGTGTCCGGCTACATCATAGGTCCGTGTTCCATGGTCATCGCTCCTTGTACCATCGATGTATGTATATTTACTATTATGTTTTATCTTTTTACCTATGTTATGGTACTCTTGAATATCTTCTTCATTCATCATTTTTTCTTTCTTCTCTTTCTTAATAATTTTACTCTAGTATGCCAGCACCACTCACTCATCTTAATGATATAAGTTTCAACAGCCGATATACAATCGTCCAGGAATCCACAAAATTTATATATCAATCTATCAATCATAGTTTATCTTTTAACTCTTTTAAATATTTTTCATCGTCTTCATGTAATGGTATATCTCTCTCGGGCATGTCTTCGTAGAACTCTAGATGTTCATCTTTTTTTTCTTTTTTTCCAAATATCTCACCCCATCTTTTACGATAGGTATCATTCGAAACCCTTGATTTTCCGTCCCATTTTGGCTTTTTATCTTTAGACATATTTTTCTAAAAACTCCTTAACTCTACATACTCGTTCATATAATTCTCTATAAGTTAACTCACCTTTCATAGCATTAGCATATCTTTCAGCAAAAGAAAAGTTACTTGGATGATTGTTAGTTCTATCACTATCTCTATGATCTACTTCAGTATAATTACTTTTAGCATTTATAACATTTCCAGTGATAGCTGATCGTGTATGTGGAGACATGATGGGTGTACCATCCGCATAAAAATCCCATTCTTTAGTATGTGGGTGTAATGATTGTACTGGTGTCTTCTCGTTAACTTCTATTCCAGGCCAGATTTCATTCAAACAATCTTTGACCGCGATTCCTTTGTGTTGTAGTTTTTCTTTATTTGACATGTATGTTTCTCCTTCTGGATACCGCTTACAACCATATAGAAAAGCTCTACCTTTCTTACGTAATAAAGTTGTAAACGTTTCCTCTTTTATTTGTTTTTTTCCTCTAGGTCTAAATAGATAGGCCCATACTTTGTGCCATTTAGTTCTACCAGAGTTTTCGTTTATTCTTTGTATAGCTCGTTCAGGATCTTTGTAATAACTTACCATCCCAAGAGAACAGCCGGCTAGTTTAGCTATCTCTCTATATTTAAGAGTAGGTTTACCATCGACAAAATATTTTAAAACTTTAGTTCTAAAATCTTTTTCTTTTGAAATATTACTCTGAGCCATTTGTAAATACCCATTTTACTATTGATGTTGCTGGATCAAAACCATCAAACTTTAGATCTTTAGTGCAACTGGTAAGAACCACCATCATCAATAAGACCATCATTACTCGTCTCATATAACTCCCCTTCCGAGTCACAGTCCCAACATTGGTGAACTGTGTCTTCTTCCATTAGACTAGCTACTTTTACAAAGCCATTACCTTTACAGGTAGGACAAATGTATTTCTTTAGCCTAGCTTTTTTTAACTTTGCCATTTAATTTCTTCGCTTTCTCGTTTGCTATTGCTTCAATTGTTTTAGCTACACTTAATTTTGCGTCGGGCAATATTACCTTCGACAATGCTTCTAAAACCCTGTATGTTTCTTTTGATAGAGAAACATTCTTATACTTACTCATGTCTGTCATAAGTTTTTTCCTTTCATATTTATAACTCATATATAGGTGATAATATAGGATTGTCAATGAAAATATTGTTAAGTTTAGTTATTTGCTCACAAGTTGCAGGATCTTGCCTGGAGCCGTACGAATGGCCGGAAAGATTTAATACTCAATATGATTGTTTAATGTTTGGTTATGAGCAGTCTACTATAAAAATGAGAGAGATAGGTCCAGTAGAAGTTAACAAATATAATATGTTTATAAAATTTTATTGCACTCCAGAGAATACAATTTGACATCGTTGATTTAAAGTGGTAACGGTAAGACTCTTCTCACCATTACCTACCCTTATTCTTTCCCTCTTTTAGGGTAGGTGTTTTTATTCATATCAAACCCTGTAATTTCCGTGCACGTACTCTTACAGGGCCAAAGGCTCCACACCTCCACGGTACTTGCCGCTTCTTAGGTTGCCGTACAGAGGCTAGCGCGTAGCATTACTTGGACGGAGGTCCTTTTCATCATCGTTATCTACACATACAACCGATCATAGATCCACTACCATCGTTCATAATATGTAGATTTAATTCATCTACATAGCCGGTTAGTTTTAACCGAAGTATGTCACATAGTTCAAAACAATCGACCTTGGTTACGATTTCTATACCCTCCATCATCTGTTTCGTTACCGGAATCAGTTGATACAGGCCATCGTTTAATATTATCAATTCCATTTGCAAACTCCTTTACTAGTTTGTACCACTGGTCCTTGTACCGTGGGTCTTTTGTCTTGTTCCAGTTATTTGCTGCTTTGTTTATTTGTTTTAGCAAGTTGTTCATTGGTCCTTGTTCCGTGAAACAATACAGCTTTCAATCCTGGTGCTTTTATCTCTACATCTACACCATATGAACGCCATTGTCGTTTCATGATATTTAGTTCAAGCAAAAAGGTAGACCACTGTTTTTGTGAAATACCTTTAGGCCTGATAGTTATTATTTTTTCTTTGGTCATTTTTTCTTCTTTCTACCCCATGTTTTTTTTCTTGGAGTATAATTTAACCATTCAACTAATGCTTCGATAGGAGAATAACCACGTTTCCAAAGTATATCTAAACCATTGTCATATTTTGGTGTACCTAACCATTTATTAAAATAAATTTCATTGATACCGTGTTTCTTTCCATCACCCCACATTACTTTAGGACCAACGGCTGTCTCTGCCCTAAGTTTATATGTTTTATTTAACCATGTATCTAGTTTCATCTCAACCTTTCTATATCTAAGCTAAATGTATGACTGATACAATGTTGTGTCAACATACTTTCAGTAAACTTTTCTTTAGTATTTATATCTACTTTAGGCCATTTACTATCTCCAGACCATGCCATACCATTATATAAATTAGCATCTAATAATGCCTGTCTATATATCTTCCATTTTTTCCATGACGCATCGATAGCTTTTTGACGTTTAGGAGTCATACGTTTAGGCTTACGCCAGTTGGTATGCTTCATCATTATCTCGTACGCTTTTTCAGTACAATCTAGTTTATTTGCCATTATTTTAACCCCAATCCTCTAACTTCATCTAATAAATAAATGTCGTCAGCTAAACCTAATACGGTTGGTTCATCAAGATTATGTTCAGATAATTGTTCTTTAATTTCATGTTTAAGAAAACATCTATCTGTTAATCTAACAACTAAATTTTCTAGCTGTTCTATTTTTTCTTTCATAGCTTTTTCTTTTTTACTCGCCATCTGGACCTCGAGACGGTTGTTGTCCTAACTCGACCATGATTTTCCATTGATCTCTGTGAGCAAACCCACACATATCAAACTTTTCACAGGCCTCGTCAGCATTATCTGCGTTGATGTACATGTTAAAATTAAACAGTACATTATTAAAGACATACACTCTATTCTCGTTTTCATGATAATCATCATGAGGTGCTGAATCTTCTAATTGTTTTACTTTTTTGTTTTTTGGCATAACTTTCTTCTTTCTGTGTTAATTGTTATTTGTATTATATATAGGATATCAAAGGATATTTGTCAACCCTTATTTTCCCTGACCTTTGTAGGCCTTAAAACTACGCCGGCGGGATTTGTTCATTTTGCATTTACTAGGATTTCTACCTATACTTGTTTT